GAATCGCCAAAGGCGTGCCCGACCGCGCCAACCGTTTAAAGGCGCTGGGCAACTCCGTCGTACCACAATTGGTATATCAAATTTTTCTGGCAATAAGTCAAGCTGACAGTCAGAAACAACAATAACTTTATCTGAGAGGATATATCTATGATAGAAAAAATTTGCGCTGAGTGTAGTAGTAAGTTTATTGTGAAAAAATATCGACAAGAAACAGCTAAGTTCTGCTCAGTAAAATGTCGCGCAAAATACAGTAGAGGAAAGATAAAAAAAGAAAAAGTATCAGGAAATTTTGGTTACAGAAAAACAAAAATAGACGGAGTTTCTATTCTGTCGCATAGATATATTTTTAGTGAATTATTTGGAAGAAAGCTAAATAAAGGAGAAATAGTGCATCATAAAAACGGAGATAAGGCGGATAATAGAGTTGAAAATTTAATGGTTATGACTCCAAAAGAACATTCCGTTCACCATAACCAAAAATATCCAACAGTAAAAAACTGTTTTGTTTGCGGAAAAGAATTCACACCACACCCAACAAAAAGAAAAAGAGCTAAAACATGCTCTACTGAATGTTTTAAATTATTTCAGTCTGTGAAGTTTAGAAATCCAGATGCTCCAAATTCAATGTATCGAGACAACGCATATCAATCTCAAAAGAAAAAACAAATTACCGTTGTCCCCCAAGTCGCCTACCAGATTTTCCAATCCATCGCGGCGACAGCCGCAGGAGCGAAAGCGTGAACACTATCATGATCACCGGCGTCGGCGGCGGCGTCGGTCAAAGCGTCATCAAATGCCTGCAAGGGCGCGACTTCCACCTGATCGGCGCGGACAGCGACCCAACGGCGGCCGGGCTGCACGCGGGCATCCACGAGGGCCATGTCGTGCCGGAAGCCCGCGACGAGGACGCCTACATCGAGCACCTGCTCCACATCTGCCGGAAGCGGAGCGTTAATCTCGTCTTCCCCGGCCACGATTGCGAGCTGGGGCCGCTCTCAAAGCACCACAAGCGGTTCTACGACATCGGCACCACCGTGGTGGTCAGCGGCCCATCGATCATCGCCCTGTGCGACGACAAGCTGGAGACGGCGCGATTCCTGGAAGCCCTCGAAGCGCCGTACCCGGAGACGTGGCCGCTGAGCAGCATCACGGCGTGGCGCAAGCCGGTCGTGCTCAAGCCGCAAGCGGGCGGCGCCCGCAGCAAGAACGTGTTCATCTGCCGCGACCCCCAGCAGTTCGCCCGCGCGGTCAAGCTGAGCGACCCGGACAACACGGTAGTACAGGAACTCATCGAAGGGCCGGAATACACCTGCGGGACGGTCGTGCTGGGCGGACGGGTCACCGGCCCCATCATCATGCGCCGCACCCTGCGGGACGGCGACACGCACAAGGCGTTCGTCGAGAATCACCCGGAAATCGCCGAGATGATCCGGTATGTCGCCTACGAGCTTGGCCCGTTCGGCGCCTGCAATTTCCAGTTGCGGTTCAGGAACGGCATCCCCTACATCTTCGAGATCAACGCCCGATGCAGCGGCACCACCGCTTGTCGCGCCATCGCCGGCTTCAACGAGCCGTTGATGATCGCCAATTACCTGCTTTACGACGCCCCCCCGAAATATCAGATCGACACCGGCCTGAGCTTCCTTCGCTACTGGAACGAGGTCATCGTCAACAACGCCAGGATCGAGCAAACCGGGAGCACGGGCGAAATCGGTGTCGCCTGCGAGACCTTATGAGCGATTCAGAACAGGAGGGCAGAACCTTGAAAACCGTGCTTGTCACCGGAGCCAGCGGATTCGTGGGCGGACACATAGTCCGGCACCTGGCGGCACAAGGGCATCGCGTGTTCGCGACCGAACACATGACCCGCATCAGAGACTCGATCAGAGCGTGCTGCGATACCGTCATCACCAACGCCGACGCGCTACATGCCCGCATTTTTTTGAGCACCCTACGCCACTGCGATGCGGTGATCCACGCCGCCGCGCTCGTGCCGAAAAATATGGGCACCCTTGAATATGCCGGAAGATGCATGGCCGACAACGCCATGGCGACGCTCGCGCTGGCGGAAGCGGCCCGAGAAGCGAGCGTGCCGAGGTTCATCTATCTCAGCACGGCGCAGATGTACCGGACCCCGGACCCCGCCGCGCCGTACCCTAAAGTCGAGCGCAACGAAATCCATATCGTGACACCGCCATCGCCGCCGAGAACCGAGCGCCACGAAATCTACCCGGTCGGCTTCGGCGCGGCCTATTTCGCGTCGAAGTGGGCCGGCGAGATTTACGCCCAGACGGTCTACGGGGACCATGGAACGGCCGTCGTGCTGCGCCTCGGCACGGTCTACGGCCCCAGAGGGCACAGCGTCATCGACGTGTTCCGCCGGCAGGCCGAGAGCGGGACCGACATCACGGTCTACGGCGAAGGAAGCGCCCGGTTAAATCCAGTGGCCGTCGAAGACGTGGCGGAAGTCGCCGAAAAGGCGCTGTACACGGGAGAGGGCGCCTACAACGTGGTCAGCGGCGAATACCCCACCGTGCTGGAGGTGGCCTGGAAGGTAGAGATAGCGGCAAGGTCCGGCGCGACCGTGAAAAACGACCCATCAATGCCGGACGGCCAAAGTTTCCCCCGCGCCAGCAACGCCGCCGCGCGCAGGCAGTGGGGCATCGAGTTCAAAACCCTGGAGACGATCCTCCCTTGAAAGTTGCCATATTTTCGGACGTTCACGCCAACCTTCCCGCTCTGGAAACCTTCATCGAGCGCACGCGGCACATCGGCCGGTTCGCCTGCCTCGGCGACACCGTGGGATACGGACCATGGCCGGACGAGTGCGCCGTTCTGGTGATGGAGCTGTGCGGCGCCTACCGCTGCGAGGGCAACCACGAGCGCCTGCACCTGGGCATCGAGTCCATCGACGACCAACTGCCCATCGTGCGAGCGTTCTACCGGCACACCCGGCAATGGTTCACCCGGACAGACCTGATCGAAGACTTGCCGGAATCCTTTAACATCGGAGGATGGGTCGCCCAGCACCAGGAAGCAATCCTGCCCGCCCACGCGCCGCCCGCTCTCGTCGGGCACGACCACCGCCAGCTTCGGCGCGGCACGTTCCGCGAAGTGATTCACGTCGGCAGCGTCGGCCAGTCCCGCAGCGCCATCGACCGCGCCGAGTGGGCCGAGATGGACCTGGAAACCTGCCAGATCACGTTAAGGAGCGAGCCATACGACTTCGAGAGATTGCTTGCGGAAATGCGGTCGCGACAGTATCCAGACGAGTGCATCGACTACTACACCCGAAAACCGCGCGCCACCCCATAGGACACCGCCATGATCGCCCTGCTCCCCGCCTACCTGACCAAAGCCTACGTCCGAGGCCACTTGAGAACCCTGGCGGGAGGCCGGGCGATCCAGGTCAATCCGTACCACACCAAGACCGCAGCCGCCAGCCGCGAGGATACCCGAACCCGCGACATCTTCGCCGACATCCCCCCGGCCGAGAACCAGCACCGCCCCCGCATCCACCCGGCCCGCACCAACACGCCACGCAAGGCGGTGGTGCCGTTCCAAGCGGTATATCCACAATTATTCGATGACAAACCCCTTGCAAGTGACCAAAACGTTCACTATAATAAGGACATCAAAGGGCGCAATCCGGCGCCCGCGAACGAGGGGAAGAAGATGGACGAGCAAAAAGGTCAAGCGACCAGCACGCCGCGATTGATGGCGGCCGCCGATTTTTTGGAAAAGACACTGACAGCCGAACTAGAAGCCGAAGGCGAGCCGACCACCGAGGACGACAAGGCGGACTTCGTGCTTGTCAAAGAGGCTATCCAAAAACTGCGGACGACGGACAGGAAGGACCTCGACGCCGCAAATTGGGCGGGTGTGCTTTACGTCCTCAAGGTCAAGAACGCGCTCCACATAGCGAGCCTGCTTGAAGAGTCGGAAGGGAAAAAGTTTTCTGCGGCACCCAAAGCCGGCCGCATCTACCTATCCGTGCCCTACGCCGACAAGGACAAGGCCAAGGCAACCGCCGACAAAGCCGGCACCCGCATCCGGTTCGACGGGGACAAGAAAAAGTGGTACTGGGAAGGGGAAGGAGAACTGCCCGGAGCACTGGCGAAGTGGGCGCCCGAAGGGGCGAAGCCACAAGGCAGCGGAGAACCGGCAATGGATGACGAGAGAAATAAGCTGGTCGCTTTGTTTGACGGCGACCACGCCAAGGCCGATGCTGAGCAGCAGGTCCACATCGAAATCATCAAGGCTGCCGTCATGAGAACCCAGCCGAAAGCGGGGAAGGATTTATGGGAAACAGCTAAAAAGGAATTTGGACCCCGCGAAAAAAACGCCTACGCCCATTACATGGAATTTAAGCGATTGCAGGCGTCAGCAGGGCAAACCCCTATTCGTGCCAGCGATAGGGAAATCTATGAAAATGCTCACGGCCAATGGGCGGCCGAGAAAAAGTACGGAAGAAGAGAATAGCGGTCAGGTCTGCCAGAATGCCCATGAACCTCCCCGAACCCGGCTACACGCCCGCGAACCTGAGGGCGGTGCTGGCCCGGCAAGGCTGGCAGCGCGAGACCGCCGCCGAAAAGCTGGGCGTCAGCGTCCGCGCCGTGCATCGCTGGTGCGTTGACACCGACAACCCCAACCACAGAGACATGAGCCTGACGCACTGGCGCAGGCTCATCGAACTGGCTACCGTCAGATAACCCCGACCCGGCCCACCTTAGAGCCGCCGAACGCCCGCACCGCCCAGTAGCAGACGGTCGCGAGCCAAGGCGGCATCCCGTCCTCCAGACACAGGGCGCGGAACACCCCATCGGCCCATTCCCTGCGGTCCCACGACAGCCCGCCCAACCGCATCATGTAATACAGCGCGTCATGCACCAGCGACGCCCGCATGGCGCACTCAAAGCGCGGGAGCGGCCAGGGGCCATCCCAGGCGAAACCCTTTTCGATAGACAGAATTTGCTCGTCCAGGGTCACGAAGTAAGTGGAACCGCCCTCGAAATCGTGTTTCAGCGAAATCGAGTATCCGTCGAGCAGCCAGCACAGCCGGCCAGACCGTTTAAGGTAAGTGGAAGTCAAAACAGTTTCTCCTGTGGAAGTCAAGAGTTTCTCCTATCGCAGATAATCAGGTAAATTATGCGCTTTTTTTCTAGCCCTCTTGACCCGTATCCCATCAACGGTGCGAGGTAGCCGATAATAGATTTCCCAAATGTCTTGCATACTCCCCCGGACGGCAAGAAAAGCCTCCCAGTGCGACTCCACCTCATACTCGAAACTCCAAGGTCTCCCCGGCCTATCATTGCGCCGGCAATAATCCTCGAATCGAGCTTTATCAGTAGAGTGATCTGCAACCATGTCGTAGTATTCGCCGACCCTAGCGAGCTGCAACACCCCGCGCGAATCCGCGTACTCGACAAAACCGGCATCCGTCATATCATAGGTGTAACGGTCAATCATCGCCAACTTGTCAAAGTCTTGGCATATCTCAACTGGACCCATCAAAACAGTTTCTCCGGTTTGGGAGCGGCAGCACGCCACGCGGCATCATCGAGATCATCGCCGAGCCAGTTCCAGCACCAGCCACCTTTCCCGTCGTCCCGACATTCCCAGATACCGGGCAACGGCCGGCCGCTGGGCCACTGCACCGCGCCCGGCTCATTCCACGGCTTGAACGCCAGCAGCGACGACACGGACGGGAACTTGCCGTCAAAGGTGATTGCGCGATCATCCAGGGTCACGAAGGCGGGCAGTTTTTGCGAGGGGAATCCTATGCGCCGGACGACATCATCCGCGAGCAGGCTATTGTGCAGATGGCCGGTCAGGTGTTTTCGCAGCCAGTCGCACAAAGACGCGAGCGCATCGATCAGAAACGCCATAGCGCCCGGAACCGGCGGATCTGGGATGCAGGCCGCCCCTTGCCAGCCCGACGAATAGGAATGCAGAACGCCATCGAAATCGAGACAGAGGATCGGGTTTCTTTTCATGCGAACTCCGGGATTTTCAGGCTATCAACATCACCCGATTGCATTACGGTATGCCGCTCACAGTTCGGGCATTTCGTGTAGTGGTAATTCCAATACCACTTCCCTGTATCACAAAAACGCACGTCATACTTTGAGACCCTGTAGACGCACCCACACTCTTTGCAGGTGATGTCCATTGTCCTATCCGAAGTCTTCTTTCCGGCCTTGATGATTTCAGCCATGCGCCCTCCACCAAAAGAAGTTGATATTTATTATTTTACCTTGTTTTGTAATTTATTACCAGACTTCACCGCCCGACATAAAGCTCGCAGCCCGGATCGGACGGCCCGACATGGCATCCGCGCTCACTGCACAGCCCGTCTTTGAACGCCGAGCACGCCCCGCAAGCCCCCTCGGGCGCGTTGAACATCTCGACGACGGCGGGCGGCAGGCCCGGCATCCGCTCTTCCACCGCTTTCCTGACCGCTTCGGTTTTCGATGCCACGGTGACCCCCGGCAAGATGAAGGAGGCCGTGCCGAACGCGCGGAACCACGCGACGCACAGGCACAGCAGCGAGAACGAGGCGTGCGGATCGATGCCGAGCTTTATGATCTCCCGCTTTGCGGTCTTGACCTCGGCCACGGTTTCATCGGACTTGAGCACCAGCCCGGTCTTGGTGTAGTGGTGCCAGAACACATCCTTGAGCACCGGCCCGCGCTTTTGGACGCCCCGGTCGTCCTTGTAGTCCGCTTGCAGCGCCAGCGGGTCGGGGAACACGATGAAGCCCTCGCGGAAGCGCGCCGCCGCCCAATCAAGCACCCGGTAGCGGTCGGCCCGCAGCGTCCAGCGGTCCCGGTATTCGCTGGCCGTCTTCCGGTCGGATTTCGTCACCGTCACATCGCCCCACTGGCAGAATTCCTCCATGTCGCCATAGGACGTGATCAGCCACACCGCGCCGTCGTGCCTGTGCGCAAAACCGCGCGCCGAGTCGATATTGGGAAGCTGTTCCAGGACGCATACCACCACCCCGTAAGCCGCCATCAGTTCATCCAGCCGCGCCCACGGATCGAGCGCGTAGATGCATTCCACATGCACGACCGCCAGCCGTCCATCGGGCAGGCGCTCGGCCACGGTCGCGACGATGAACCCGCCCATTTGGTCGCAGCCCATGAAGCAGCCCGACCCAGAGGTTTTCCAGCGCACCCCGAGGCGCTGCCCGGCTTCGGCGCAGCGTTGCAGGATTTCCATGGTAGCGAGCAGTTGGGAGGCATCGGCGAACGGTTGCCCCAGCTTGCGGCAGGCGAAATTCTGGCGGCGGTCGGCGGTGTCCACGGCCCGCGCCGCTTCAAGCAACTCCCGCGCGGTGATGGTCGGCGAGAGAATCTGCGAGATATGGTAGGAGCGGAACGCGGCCCCCGGATTGTGCGGCACCCAGCGCCCCACCTGCGGGTCATCCACCCAGGACGAGCAGCGCGGGCAGAAATAGCGGTAGTCCCCGGCCACATCATCGAAGCGCACCGGGTAATCGTCCGGCCGGTTGTTCAGGAAGGCGTCGAAAAACAGGTCGGTGAGCACCACGCCATCGGAACAGCCGCAGTCGGAGTGATACTTGCGCTGGTCGCCGCGCAGGTAGAATGCATTAATATCCAGATCGGGGAATAGCGGCGTTGACAACAGGAACCGCCAGCGAATGTCCGAGGCGGACAGGCGTTCATACACCCGGTCGATCTGCTCCAGGGTCGACCCCTGAACTTCATCAATTATGAGACAGTCGCCCGGAAATGATTCGGTAACGCCGCCCGGTTGCGCCGAGGTCCACAGGAACCGGAACACGGTCCCTAATGACGGCATAAGACGAGTGAGTGTATTGCCCTCGTCCTTGCCGCCGCCCGTGATGAGCTGGTGGACGGCAGGGATGGAGCGCACCACCGGCATGAATCGCGTGGTGGACAGGTCGCCCGCCATGCCCCGGTCGGGGAGGTAGTACAGGGTTTTGCAGGGCGCGAACTTGACCCCGAAGTAAATAATCACCAACAGGGCCAGAACGGTCGCGCCCATTTGGCTAGATTTTTGAAAAACCAGTGTCTTTTTGTGCGCTTCTTCCGGCGAAGACGGTATCTGATCGTATATTTCCCACAAAGCGCGACGATTCGATAACGTAAACTTATGACCGTCTATCATAAGCCCTTGGCTTCCAGCCCAATCGCACCAATCTCTAAACTTCATGTTTTTAGGGATCAGGCCATCAACCTTCCCCCCAATATCAGACAATTGCGCTAATTGAAGACCGATAGATTCAATCCTTTTTAATGTGTCTCTAGTAACCGTCACAACAGGCGGCCTTGTTTTTTAGCCCAATCTATCGGGTCGTGCCCAAGCTTCGACAGATTGCAATACTCGCACAAAAGTTGAATATTAAATATCGAATTGTCCCCGCCAAGAACAAGAGGGACTATGTGATCGCGATGATAGCGATCAAAAAGCTTGGTTTTGCAAGCGGCGCAGCATCCTTTTTGTTTGGCGTAAAGCTTATCTATATCAGTTTTGGTAAAACTGCCCGGAGCGTTATTTTTTCTAGCCCGATAAGAATGCGTCCAAACGGCCACTTTCTTTCTTAACTCTTTATCCCTAAACGGAACGCGGCCTTTTCTTTTCCCGGTTCTAAGGCACCCGCAAGAATGCTTTTTGCCTCCGAGCAAGTGAGTCCCAAGAGCAATCGCAGTGTTTCCGCAATCGCAAACACAGTTCCATCTAACTTTTCTATTTTTTCTTCCTGCCTCGCTTACAGCAACCAAAAGGCCAAATCTTTTCCCAGCCAAGTTCTCTACTTGAGTTTCTTTTATTCTGTCTCGCTTGTAGCATCCGCATGACTTTGTGTGCCCGGACACCAAATGACCTGTAGAAACAAACACCTCGTTCCCACAGCAACAGATACATTTCCATTTTCTTGTATTGTATTGGCCTTTTTCTATGCGAGTGATGGCGGTCAAACGGCCAAACTTTTCCCCACTCAAATCAATAAGGCTGCGCTCGCCAATTTCTTCATTTCGATAACACCCGCAAGACTTTGTCCCGCCATGCGACAATGAAGTTCCTAGAATTTCCTTCTTGGTCCCACAATCACAAAGGCATTCCCAAAATATCTTTCCTTTTCGCCTTTCCTTTATTTTTTTTATAACCGTCCAGCGAAAAAACTTTTTTCCGGTTAAATCAATCATCTTTTGCGCCCCATAAGCGCCCATAGCGGAGAAGGCGAGCGTGTGGCAGGCCGGGCTATGGGGGACCGGCTTTTCGGGAGCTAACCTAGCCACACCGTCTTATTTTACCTCATTTTCTATTGGAGACCAATTCCTGGATTTTCGCCTCCAACTCTTCCAGCTTTTTGAAGAGTTCCGACGATTCCATTATCTTGACGCGGGATTGGATCAGGTTCATGAGGGCGGTGGCGTCCTCCACCGACAATTCGCCGCTGGCGGTTTTCGCCATGATCGCGGCCGACTGCTCTTCCGGCGTTTCGCCGAAGTCCGTCACCTTGATCGCCGATTTGCGCCCCCACTTGGTCTGGTAGCGCCGCTCCAGCCACCACGCCATAGCCCGCCAGTCCTCGCCGGCCGCTTTATGGATTCGTTCGACGCCCGCCGTTTCCGCCGCCGCCATGGCTTTTTCTACTGCGTGGGAAAATTCCGCATACATCCCGGTCTTTTCGCGGACGCCGCGACGAATCCAGTCATAGAGCGTCGTTTTGTCGATGCCCACCATGGCCGCCGCCGGCTCCAGATAGCACCCGGCATTCAGCGCCGCGACGATGCCCTCTTGCAGTTCTGGCGTCAGGACGGTGGGACGGCGCTGGCGCTTGACCTTTTCGGGTTCAGCGGCCATGTTCAAACATCAGGCAAGCGTCGATCCAGGAGATTTCCTCGTCGATCTCCATCGCCTCGCCCAGCCGCATGAACCCGAGCGCGATGGCGCGGCGAAACACCAGCACTTGACGGCGGCGAATCATGAAATCGGAAAACGACACGAAATGCTCAACCATTTTCGTCCTCCCCATCATCGAACAGTCCCGGCCCGTCGTCCCGCAGATTCGCGGGCGCGTGGCGAACCGGCTCCAGTCCCACGAACAGCGCCACGATCTCGGCGGGCGATTCCGGCGATGGCCCGTCCGGGTTTGGCCGGCAGCGGAAGCCGGCGTTCTTGCCGGTTTTCAACTTCGCCCCGCAGCAGCACAGCGCCTCGACTTTGCCCGCCGCCTCCAGCCCGCAATCGGCGCATCGGTTGACCCATCCGCCCGGCACCTTTCGGCGCAACACGCGGCCGAGACAGACCCGGCAGATGTGATCGGTCAGTTCCCACACCTAGACCCCACCCCAGAAATGCGCCTGTGCGCTGGCCGTGACGGCCACAGGACGAGAGAAATAGAGCGGCTGCGACTGCGCCCGCAGCAGGACCAGCATCGCCTCCAGCGTCGTGGCGATCCGCTCGACCGGCCGGGTCCACGACCACGCCGCCTTGGTGGTCGGCCGGTAGCGGATGACGGTCTGGTGGATGGGGTATCGCTCGGCGAGCAGCGCCGGGAACGCGCCCTTCCCGTTCAGGCCGACATCCATTTCGCGCTGTCGGTTGTAGCAGCTCACGCACCAGCGGTTGTGCAGCATCCGGTCGCAGGGCTGGTGACAGCGCACGCACAACGCCCTGACCGCATCCACCTGTGCGGTGCGCTCCGCCGCCGAAGCGTCAACCCCGGCCCGCGCGGCGCCCAGAACGCAGACGCGGCAGTGCCAGCGGGTCTCCCAGGGAAACGGTTTTTGAAGCTGCGAGCGGCGCCAGTCGGCCGCGCAAGCGGATGAAGTCAGGCTCAGCGCCCGAGGCGCGCACTCGACGAGGACGATGTTAAAATCGTCCACCGGCCAGCACTCCGACCAGGGCGAACAAGAAGAAGGTGCCGCCGATGATGCAGAAGAAGGCCAGCAGATACAGCGCGGCGAACTTGAGGAAATCGGCCAAGGCGTTCACTTCACCCCCAGCAGCGCCCGCAACTCACGGTTGTCTTGATCGCAGGCTTCCGACCGCTTCACCAGCCGCTCATAAGCGGAATCCGACAGGCAAGCCAACTCGTCGGCCGAGACCTTTTCATAGACCGGCTTCGGCGGGATCAGCCCGGCCGGAATCGGCGCGTAGCGGATGACTTCACGGGCGCACCCGGCCAGCAGCAGGGACAGGGCGAGAACGGGAAGACGGATCATGGCTTCATCCCACCTTCGGATAGCAAAGGGCAATTGCCGATAGCGCAGGGCGCGGCCGGTTCGGTCTTGGCGCATTTCCCGCTCACCCGGCCATAGCAGCGACCGGCCAAAATCGAGAAGGCGTGCCGCACATACTCGACGCGCATCTCGAAATCGTCGGCGTTTTCTTTCGGTTTTGCCCGTTCACTTTTCATCGCACTCGAACCTGTAAACGACCCGATCACCGGCGAAATCGGTGTGCATCTGCAATTTGCCGGACGGACAGGAGCAAATGGATGGCTCGGCGGGTTTAATAATGGCGCGCAACGTCGCGAACGCGGCCAATACTACCGCGACCGCGCAGACTGACAACACAAACTTCTGAAAGGCGCTCACGAGAAATAGTCCCGCTTTTTGGTGTCCACCGGCGGCGCTTTCACGGCCCTTTCCCGCTCCAAGCTCTGGATGGCGCGATTCACCATGTCCGCCTCGGCCGACTTGCGCTCGGCTTCACCCCGTTTCAGCGCGTCAATTTCCCGGCCGCGCCGCCAGGACTTGACCTGCAACCAGCCCATGACGGCCAGCGCCCCCGCTCCCAAAATCTGCCAGATAGCGTCCATCACTTTTTACCCCCCACCTCATCGGGAAACAGCACGCCGACCGCGCCAGAGAGCAGAAGCGAGATGTTGACGACGGGATCGACCAGTTCTCGGTTCAGGGCGAACAGGCCGCACGCCAGCATCACCAGCGCCCGCCACGTTGACGCCTCTTGAGCGCGAGCCAGAAAGTACCTGCCCAACTTTTTCACTGGGCCTCCTACCACGGCAGGAAAATGAACACGACGCCCGCAACGAACGCCAGACACATCATCGCCGACCACAACACCAGATTCTCCTCACTCATCACCCGACCCTCGCCGCCTGAAAGTGCATGGCATCTGGCCTCTTCCACTCCCCGCCCCAGGTCCAGTCTTCATGCGCGAAGGCGTGCAGGACGGAAGGGCAATTGACGAAATTGATTTTCTTGCTCCCGAAAACATTTCGCGCCGGATCGAAATCGACGGCGCAGCCCCAGGAGTGCATCGAGAGCGCCGAACCGCCGCGCATGAGGCGGAATTTGTACCCGCCGCCGAACAGGTTCATGCCCCATTCCTCGATGACCTCTTGCTTCCGGTACGCCGCCTCCCAAATCTCCGCCAGCACCCGCGACAGGCTATCGCCGCACTGGATGTGGCAGCGAATCCCGCGCACCGGGCTACCGTCCCACGCCGTCACCAGCTTCCACGGAGCGGGGACGAGCATGAGGTTATCCTTCTCCCATTTCAGAGAAGGTCCGCCGTTCGGCCCGCGCGGGTCACCGTAAAAAGCGTTGCACTCAGACTGTTTTGGCCATAGGGTCATAGCGGCACCTTGGAGAGATGTTTCTCGACGAAATAGGCGATGACGCCGAGAACGGCAGTCCCGGAAACGCCCAATAAAACCACGGCGATTTTATTCCAGGTTTCCACCGTCGTTTTGCACACGGCCGAGGTCTGTTCGAGAGTCGATAGCCGAACGTCGATATCATCAACCCGATCTATCAAATCCCGGTTAGATGTCATGCCATCGGCTATCTGCTGGCTGACTCGCGCGAGGTTTTCGAGAGCGGTCGGCACCCGGTCCACCGTCATTCGGATGTGCCCGACGTCAGTTTCGAGTTTCACCAGACGCTCCGAGAAGCTGTGATCCTCACCCATGACCGCCCACCGGAGAGGACCACTCGTGGCGCATCCGGCCAGCGGTCTGGATCGCGTCGGCGACCTTGACGGCCCGAAGGATTCCCCCGGTATCCGGGTTCACGCGGCCGAGATGACCGGGAACGCCGTCTTCGATGTCGCCTTCCGCCTCGGCGTCGAACAGGTCCAGCGCCTCCTGAAGCTCGTTCTTGGTTTTCTCGGCCTCGTCCCTGGCCAGCGCCTGAACCCACTTCCGCAGCGCGGACGGCGCGCGGTCGGTCTTGAGGGCCACCTTTTCGATGGCGGCCTTGTAGTCCTCCTGAGCGTCCTTGACGCGCTGGTACACGGCGATCAGGTTGTCTCGTTCGGCTGCGGTCGGCAGACTCATCGGCGGAATCCTCACGGGCGGAGCCGGGACAGCAAATCCCGGTGGCATTCGAGCAGTTCGGGCGTGACCGGCACGGAGCGGTCGCGGTCGAGATAGCGGCGCGCGGCGGCGTCCAGCGGGAAGCCGGCCAGCTCGCAGGACTCGACCAGCCGGGCGATGAAATCGGGCGATACAGCGGGATAGCGGACGGCGAGATCGGCGGCGCGGGCGAACGCGAATTTTTCGTTCGCCTCATCCGGCGCGAGCACCCGGATACACCCCGCGTCGTAAGCGCCACTCACCGGGCGCCTCCAAAATCGATTTTAAGGCACCAACGAGAGCCTACAGGCGATTTTGCGGGGAAAGACGCAAATTCGCCTATCCCGGAATTTTGCGCTCCTCTAGCGCGATTTTTTGCGGTCACGCGCCCGTGCTCCCGAAACCGCCCTCGCGGCCGGACGCCGGTAGCTCGGCGACCACCCGCAGCACGGCGCGCGGCACCGACACCAGGACCGCCTGCAATATGCGCTCGCCGTGGACGATCACGACCGGCTCGTCGACTCCTGGCTCCCCTTTGTGCCTCAGCTTGGCGATCCACTCGCCCCGGTAGTCCGAGTCGATCAGGCCGACCGTGTTTCGGACCTCTAGCAGCCGGGAGCCGACCCCGGAGCGCGGGATCAGCAAAAACCCGAAGCCGGCCCGGAAAGCGGTCGCGAACCCGAGCGGCATCGAGTACGACCCGCCGGGATGCAGAACCAGCGGCGCCTGACCTTCCGGCAGCCACGCCCGAACGTCCAGACCCGCCGCGCCGTCCGTCGCGTAAGACGGCAGCGCCACGTCAGGGCGCATCGGAAGAACATCCACCCGCACGTCGGAGACCACATCACCGTTCAGGACGACCATGCTACACCTCGGCTAAATGATAAAATTTTACAACAATCGGAAAAATATTTCAATCGGCGAAAAGCCGGCCGGATTCCGCGTCGCCGGACCCCACCGAATCCCGATAATCCGCCCGCTCCCAACTGTTGCCGGACAGCACGTCCACGAACCAAAATTTGTCGCACCGCCCCAACTCGTAAAGGATGACGTTTTTTATCAGGAACATGCGCAAGTCACGGACCTTCACCGCCCACTGGCCACCGGCCTTTTTCGCCCGCAGCACCCCAGACTTGACCCATCGGTGCGGCACGTCGCGCGAGAACCCCATCCCGAGCGCGATGTCGTCAAGCGAGTAGTGACCGTCCCGCAGCACCCCCAGCCGCTCGATGTCGCCGCGCGCCGACAGGATCGCCGCCCGGCGGTAAATCTGGTGCTCCGAGCGCGGCGGGCCGACTTTTTTCAGCCGCCGCATCAGCGCGGTCACCGGCTCATGCCCATGCTTTTCCAACACCCGGTCCTGCTGGGGCGGCCAAGCCGGGTAGCGGTTCGACGGCGCTTTCAACCGCTCGCAACCGAGCACGGCGGCGCGGAACGAGACGTAACTCGTCGATAGCCCCAGCTTCGCGGCCACCGCCTTGCACGCGCCGTATTTGCCGCCCCGGTACGCGCGCTTGATTTTCTCGTCCATCTCCGGCGTCCAGATCGGACTCAGCCCCATATAACCCCCAAAACATTGCGAATTAGCGTAATATTTTACACGCTAACGGCCAAAAAAAATAGCAGCTAGCCGGGCTTCGGCCAGTCGTCGGGGTGGAGCGCCCGCAGATCGTCAGGCGGCGGGTCACCGGCCAGCGGCAGGCCCAGCGCCATCCGCCAGACCCGGTTGAACTTGCGCGGGTCGCCGGACACCGCCCCCCAGCCGGACTCGTCGCGGCCGGGCAGGGCGAGATAGACCGCCTTGACCGCCGCGTTCACGGCGAGATGCCGGGCGGGGGCATGGGTTTCATCGGCCATCAGAAATCGATCCCGCGACTATTGCCGACCTTGGCGGGAGCGGGAGCGGACCAGGACGGCAGCCCGCCGATCAGGTTGTCGAACCGGGAGAACTCACCGCGAAAAGCGAGCGGGACCATGCCCAGCGGCCCGCTGCGCTGTTTGCGAACCAGAATTTCAGCGCAGCCCTTGTCCGGGCTTTTTTCGTCATACACCTCATCCCGGTAGATCATCACCACCACGTCGGCGGACTGTTCCCACTCACCGGAGTTGTGCGTCATAAAATCATCCACCGCGAAGTTATGTTCGTCGGCGACCGTCACGTCGAAAACCTTTTCAACCGATACCATGCTTATTTCGACTATGGAATCCCACAGCAAATCGGAAACGGCCAACGTCATCAGATCGGGCAAATTGACGCGAGATGCGACGGCGGCAGCATTCGCCCGAGACATTCGCTTGCCTTGTTCACGCCATCCGACCTGGCAATGAGAAATATTTTTTATTTGTTTTTCATCCCTGATTATTTTATTTGCGCTAAACGGCAACAAATCCAAATACCCGCTATCGCGCCCAGGGTCACTACGAACACGCGCTATCGCGTTTTCTTGTTTTTCACCAAAGAAACCGATGGTGTTCAAAAATTCAACCACTCCATCCCTCTTCCAGATAGAAACGACCCAAATCCTTTTTGTTTTTGTCCTATATCCAGAAGCCTTCATTGATTCGCTTCTGAGTACAGAAACGATTCCAGCCCGAGTCAACAAATGCTGGACCCCTCTAGCGAGACGTTCGCTAATGCTGCAAAACCTGATAGTCACGCCGGACTTTCTTACAACACAAGTCCCATCAGCGTGGAACAGGCCACGAAGGAACGCTCTAACAATCTCCAACGGTTGCTCGAAAATAATGCCGGGAATAAATTTTTCCGACCCCCTAATCCCCCATGCGCCTATTTCTCGCAACCACGATGTCATCGGGTTCTTGCCCGCTCCGCATAAACGCCCGGTCGTCATGACCACCTTTACCGCTTTTCCCCCGTGGTCGGGCTTGACGTAAGGAGACAGTCCAAAAGCTTTTTCCCCCATTTCAACCATCAGAGCGGCATCTTCCGAGACACAACTCAAAACGGGGGTTCCGCCCAAATAACCATCACCGAGCAGCAATCCCAAAAGAGATGACTGCTCGGAAGAAATAGTTTCTGTTCCCATGTCGGCATATTTTCGCGGGACGCCAACCAAGTCCCCGGCCTTGAGCGTGCGCAACTCGGACCATCCGCCCGGCACGCATAGCCTGTGCCCCCCCGTGCAGCGGAGCCTTCTCCCCGTTTTTGTCAGGACTTCAAACACCTCCTGCTCGCCGACTTCCCACGCATCGACTATCGGTTTTTTTACCAATTTCAAATCGTTGTCGAGCGCCCACACCCGAAACCTTCTATCCGACCCAACAATCTCAGACACCGGAACCCGAGAGCCGGTATCCGCGTCCAGCAACAGGGCGTCCCCCGGCAAACAATCCCGCAAATCCGACAGGATCGGCCGGCGGTCGGATCGCTGCTCCAACCCCCGATTGAGCTGCACCAGCGCAACGACCGGGCAGGATAGCTCTTTCGCCAGCGATTTGAGCGACCGGCCGACCGCCGCTTGGGCCTGCTGCCGGTTTTCGCCGCCCGTTTCCACCAGCCCGGCGTGATCCACCACCACCAGCCCGAGCGGCCCGTGGCGGCGGTGCAGCTTGCGCGCCTTCGAGAGCAGGTCATCCAATCTGGGGGATGGAGTCTCATCGAACCAGACACGCGCTTCGGACAGTTGGCAGACCGCAGAGGTCAGCCGCCCCCAGTCGTCGTCGGCCAGTTCGCCGGAACGGATTCGGCCCAGCTCGACATGGCCCTTCGACGCGATCAGCCGCTCGACCTGCTGCGCGTTCGGCATTTCGGCCGTGAAGAACATCCCGGCGCGACGGTGCTCGGTCGCGACGCGCTCGGCGAGCTGCAACCCGAAAACGGACTTGCCCATGCCCGGCCGTCCGGCCACCACCACCAGATCGCCGTCGTGCAGCCCGAGCGTGAGCGCGTCGAAATCCGACAGCCCCGTCGCCATCCCCTTCGGCGCGACCCCGTTATACCGCCCGTCGATCTCGTCGATCACCCCGGTCAGCAGGTCGCGCAGCGCGACCGGCCCGCCGGCATCGGCGCCCGCGTCCAGCCCGTCCAGCGCCGCGCGCAGCTCGAGCAGGATTTTCTCCGGGTCCGGCTCCGCCCGCGACCGCTCGATCAGCCGCAGGCCGATTTTCCCGAGACGGCGGCGGACGGCGAACCGCTTGACGATCCGCGCGTAGTTGACCGCGTTCGCCGCGCTGGGCGTGTCCCGCGCCAAGACACCCAGATAGGCGAACTCGGCGCCATCGGCCAGCGCCCCGCTGTCGTGCATGTCGTCGGCGAGGGTCATCATGTCGGGCGGGACGCCGCGCGCCACAAGCCGCGCCATGCTCGCGAAAATCCGCCGGTTCATCTCGCCGCAGAAATCCGCCACGCCGACGACGGCGGCAACGTCGGAGAACATCTCGGGCGCCAGCATCAGCCCGCCCAGCACGGACGCCTCGGCTTCCGGGGAGTACAGAACCTCAGCCATGGCGAACCTCCGCGTGATACTTGCCCTCGATGACCTTCGCGAAATTGCACGGCCGGGTCAGCCATTCCAGGTCAGCCTCGAACGGCGGCCGGTCTCCGCTGCCGCCCTTGCGGCCCATGAGGAAATCGGACCCCCGGACGTACCCGAAAAATTTCCGCCACTTCTCCAGGTCTGGACCAGGGGAGTCCTGCCACCGCTGCCTGAGATACCCCTTGCGGGTTTCGCTCAGCGAGCGACACGCCCGCAGTTCCGGCAGGATTTCGTGGTACAGGTCGCGGATCGCCTCATACGGGCAGGGCGGTTTCACGGATTTCAGGGCGACACGAGCGGCGGGCGGGGCGGGTTCGCTCGGGACGAGCGGACAAACATCCACGACAGTGGATGTATTCTTTTCTTCTGTACTCCCTTCCCTTCCCTTCCCTTCCCTTCCGTCGCGAGCCTTCGACGAGGACTCGACGAGGACTCGACGAGGACTCGACGAGCAATCTATCCCTTCTGGCGGCGGATTTATGTCGCAAGTCTCAGAAGGAGAAGGATATTTTGATTTAGAGGGGCGGTCTATTTTCTGGTGATGCCAGCCTGTGACATGCCACCATGTCTTGCCTTGCGCCTGGAATTCGCGCAACAGCCCTTGCGCTACCAGTTCCGCGATAAGACCGGAAATCTGGTACGCCGAAATGTCGTCAGACGGGAAAACTTGCGCTTTCAGAGTTTTTGTTGACGCCGGGTGAACTCCGAAATCGTCACAAAAATTCCACATCCCTATAAATGCGAGCCTTGCCATCGGGGAGCATTCCATGACCTGCTCGCTGGTCCAAAAATCGGGCTTTATGCTTCGTATACGGCTCATGGCGCGACTCCTTTCCCGGCCAGCACGACGGCCCGCAGATAGGCGAGCTTGAACTCTCGGAAGGTGTGGCCCGGATGGTTGGCGGCCCAGGACCATAGCGCCGACAGGACAAAATCCAGATTGGACGGGGCGGGATTCTCGGAAGAAATTACTTGCGGAGAGACAGAATCCGAACTACAATAGGCGGGAATAGCCATGCTGCGGCCTCCGGTTAAGGTCGTGGAAGTGCCGGACTACCGACGATATGGCGTCGTCGGCCCGGTGCGGAAAGAGCCGCCCAATCGGGCGGTTTTTTCGTTTCAGAGCATACGCCTGACGTTGAAAAATTGCAACGAGCGGAATACAATGTTTGTACTCAAGACTAGGAGTGCCGACATGATGAACCCGACCCCCCCGCACCCCGGACAGATTCTCAGGGACCGATTTTTGGAACCCGCCCGCATCACCCCGACCGCGCTGGCGCTGGAGTTGCGCGTGAACCCCAACCGGATGACCGAAATGGTCAACGGGAGGCGGAACGTCACGGTGGAAACCGCCCTGCGGCTGGCCCGCTATTTCGGCAACCGGCCCGAGGAATGGATGGAGTGGCAACTGGCGTGGGACTTCGCCCAGGCCAGAGCGGCGGGCATCAACGCCCGCGTGGCGGAAGACGTGCGCCCCCGGTCGGCGCGACGGGAGGCGGCCTGAGTTCACTGGCGCGGCGCATCCACGACCAGCGCACGCCCGCAGTGCGGGCAATGAAGATAATGCGGGAGGCGGCTATCCGGCCAGTCGAACAGAAACCAGTCGCGCCGGCAGTCCGGGCACGAGAAGCGCCACCCGCAGCAGTCGGGAACCGCGATGCGGGAGACGGTGGCCGACGCGAAGGAGGTCATATCGGCGCCGCAGCCCCCCCCGGTTTCCCCCGCCCCGCCATCGCCTTCTCCCGCGCCGCCCAGCACGTCGGACAGTAGCGCATCAGCCTTTTGTTGCCGCCCCGGTATTCCCGCAGGGTTTCCACCGGCAGGAACCGGCGACAGTGCGAGCACGACACGAACGCGGCGGTGGTCGGAGCGGTCATCGTCGGCCACCGAGCAGCAGATAGAAAGCGTCCATCATCCGGCAGTGCTCCCAGTACGCTTCGGCGTAGTCCCACTCAGAGAACGCGACCATCCACATCAGATAGAACACTGCGGTCATTTCAGCAGCGGTTCGGTCAGCGGTTGCCAACCATTGCCGGTGCCCGCGCTGAACCTGATCGGCGCCATCGGCACCATCGGCAGCACGGGGCCGTACCCCGCCATCGTCGCGCCGCACGATTCGCAACAAGGGACGGGCGGGATCGTGCAATGCCAGACCGCAGGCACCGAAACCCGGCCGCCGCAGAGCGAGCAAGTGCCGATAGGATGTCTGTTCATTCCAGCACCTGATGCAGGGTCACACCGTTGTGGCAATACCCCTCGCGGTACACCGGCCGGAAACGGCGGACGGCGGCGAGCACGGCGTCCCACTGCTCGGCGGGCGCGAGCTTGCCGGTCCCGTCCATCCACGCCACGATTTCGGCGCGATACCGGGCGAGTTCGGACGAGGGCAGCAGGGCGGAAGGGGTCACGGCGCACCCCCGGATTTTTGGGAGGCCACGAAATCTCGGATGGCGCACACTTTGCACACGCCGGGGTCGCGGATTTCGCCGCGCCGAAACTTCTGGACCCATTCTTGCTTCAACCCGCTCCCATCGGCGATGGCGCGGGCGGACAGCGGCAACAACCTAAGTTGTCGCCTCAATTCTTCAAGTTCATTTGGTTTCATGCCCCCATGATAGTAAAAAAATACCAGAATTTGCAAATTATTACCATCAAGGACACATTTTAAAAAAAAATAACTTTAAAATGTAATTTTTAATTGACTCGCGCTATATATTAGTAATATATTACCAAAAACATTTAGTACGGTATTATTGAGGAATCACCTATGAGACAGACTCCAGCGCGAAACCAGCTCGCTATAAACCTACGGTGGCTGATGCGCCGATTCGGCGCGAGCGACGAGGATGTCGCCCGCGCTATCAATGCGTCGAAGAAGACGATCTACAACATCGCGACCGCCGACGAGATCAAGATCGACAAAGACGGCGCCCCCCTGCCGCCCCACGACTGCCGCATCGACATGGTGGAAAATATCGCGCGGATTTTTTACGTCCTGCCCTGGCAGATGCTCGCGCCTACCACCTACCTGCTGCACGCGCGCTACGTGCCGCCGCCGGACGGCGGGGCGAGGCGAAGGAGGCGCAGGCATCGCAATGGCGACGAATATGCCGACATACCGGCCCTGCCGCTCGCCCGCGACCCGCACGACTTCAACACCGCCGAGGTGACGTTCGCCCCGCACGCCGGGATGGTGACCATCTACTCGCTGCCGTTCGATCCGCCAGCCCGCGACCGATCCTGACCCCACCGATCAAAAGCGCCGCCCGGCGCTTTTTTTATGCCCGAAAATAAATTTTTTTACCTTTAACCCAAAAAGACTTGTTTTTTTTGCCAGATTAGAGTAAAAAATTACCAACGCGAGAGCTTTTTTACCGCTAACGCGCGGCCCGAGCCGGACGGGCAGACGCCCGGCACGACAGGAGCGGCCCATGAACGCCCAACCCGTCACAGTACATCAGGTCCGGCGCGACATGCGCTGGTCCGTCAGCCAGAGCGACGAAGCGGCCGAAACCGCCGCCCGCCGCCATCGCGAGATCGCCCGGATCATCGACCGGGCGGAAGAAGCCCGGTCCCCGACCCCGCTTTTCGGGAAAGCCCCGTGGATTTGGTCATGAACACCTACCCCGTTGTGTTCGCCCCGAGAGACCCCAAAGGTCTCCCATGGATCATCCCAGTCCAGGCAGCCAGCAGCGCCAGCGCCATCGCCAGCGCCCCGCGCGAGCTGGCCTACTGGTTCGCCCAGGACGCGGCGAACTTCCAGCCCCCGAAAATTCAGGGGGCGCCATGACCGGCCCGCTGACCACATTGGCCCTGGCCGGCGGACCCTACATCCCGCCCGCCAGCCGCCGCGCCGATTTCGAGGCGCTGGCCGACAGAGGGCTGGCCGACCGCTGCATCGACGGCGGCCAGCACGGATACCGGATCAGCCCGCAAGGCCGCGCGAGACTGGCCGAGTGGGCGAACCGGGAAACCGGAGTCGATTTCCCATAGCCACACAAACATTGCCGATAAAAGAAGTTATCGGAACCGGAGAGACGAGATGCACCAGACGAAACAGATTTTCCGAGACCCCAGCCTGACGGCGGAAGGGGTCTACCACGACCGGATAGCGGCGGACATCAGCCCGCCAGAACTCACCGACATCGCCGAGCGCGAGCGGCGCGAGGAAAACCGCCACATGCGGGTCTTTCGCACCGCGACCGAGTTTTTCGGGCAGACCCGAGCGTTGGAAATCACCTACGAGCCGGACATGGCGAACCCGCCCAGCGTGGTCATCCACGCGATCACGCTGGTCCGGCGAATCTGCGGTCGCGGCGAGTACTGGTACGACCAGGACGGCGAGTTCCACGAAGGCCCGCACTACGAGCGCACGGAAGTGTCCGGGCAGCTCGACGCCGGCCAGATACAGGCTCTCGGCGAAGAGGTCATCGGCTATGCCACCGCTTACCGCAGGGGGAGAAACTGATGGGCGCCATCCAGCGCATCACCCCGAAGAACCGCGACGAGTGGCTGGCGCTGCGGACCCGCGACGTGACCAGCACCGAGGCATCCGCGCTATTCGGCCAGTCCCCGTACTGCACCGAGTTCGAGCTGTGGCACCGCAAGGCCAGCGGCGACCTCGGCGAACTCGACGACAACACGAGGATGACTTGGGGCAAACGCCTACAAGACATGATCGCCAAGGGCGTGGCGGCCGACCAGGGATGGAAAATCCGCAAGCTAAACCAGTACATGCGCGACCCTGACGCCGGAATGGGCGCGAGTTTCGATTTCGAGATCGTCAACCACCCGGACGGCACCGGAATTTTGGAGGTCAAGAACGTGGACCGGATGGTGTATCGGGACACGTGGGAAGAGAGCGACGGGCAGATTCTGGCGCCCGCGCACATTGAAATCCAGGTGGCGCATCAGATGGAAGTCTCCGGTCGTGGCTGGTGCATGATCGTCGCCCTGGTCGGCGGCAACGAGATCAAGATGACGTGCCGCCTGAGAGACCCGGAAGTGGGGGCTGCCCTGCGCGCCCGCATCAAAGCGTTCTGGGATAGCGTCAAAGCCAACCAGCCCCCCGCCCCAGACTACACCGCCGACGCCAAATTCATCTCCCGGCTGTACCGCGACGTTGAAGAGGGCCGGGTGCTTGACGCCCGCGACGACGCCGACATGGCCGCGCTCGCCGCCCGATACGCCGCCATCAGCCGGGAGGCAAAGGCGCTTGACGAAGAAAAGCAGGCCATCAAGGCGCAACTGCTGACCCGGATCGGCCCCGCAGAAAAAGCCCTGCTCGCCAACGCGACGATCAGCGCCAAGACCGTCGCGGCCAAAGAGATCGCGTTCACGCGCGAGCAATACCGTGATTTTCGCGTCACAACCAAGAAGGAGAAAACGCAATGAGCAACGTCGTACCTAACGCCAGCCCCAACGATCTGCGCGCCACCATCCAGAAGATGGAGAGCGAATTCCTGTCGGCTTTGCCGCCGCAGATCGACGTGAACAAGTTCGTCCGCACGCTCATGACCACCGTGCAGATGAACCCGGAACTGCTGGAGGCCGACCGGAAAAGCCTGCTGTCGAGCTGCATGAAGGCCGCGCAGGACGGCCTGCTGCTGGACGGCCGCGAGGCGGCGCTGGTGACCTACAACACCCGCGACCGCGCCGGCAATTTCACGAAGATGGCCCAGTACATGCCGATGGTCGGCGGCATCTTGAAAAAGGTCCGCCAGAGCGGCGAACTGCTGACCCTGAGCGCCAACGTCGCCCACGAGAACGACGAGTTCGTCTACGAGCTGGGCGACGAAGAGCGGATCATCCACCGCCCGCTGATGCGCGGCGAGCGCGGCCTGCCCATCGCCGCCTACGCCATCGCCAAAACCAAGGACGGCGGCATCTACCGCGACGTGATGACCTTCGACGAAATCCAGAACACCCGCAGCCGCAGCCGCGCCAAAGACAAAGGCCCTTGGGTCACGGACTGGTCGGAAATGGCCAAGAAAACCGTCATCCGCCGCCTGTCGAAGCGGTTGCCGATGAGCACGGACCTTGAAACGACGCTGCGCCGCGACGACGACCTGATGGACTACGACACGCCGGTGGCTACTCAGATTCCCCAAGCCGCCACCCCCCGCACGGCGCAGGCCCGCGTCAAGAACATGCTCGGCATCGCGGCCCCGGTCCCGGCCATCACCGCCGAACCGACGCCCCCCGAGCCGGAACCGATCACCGAAGACTGGAACCCGGAAACCGGCGAAGTCATCGCCGCCGCGCCGGAAGCGCCCCCGGCTCCACCCGCTCCCCCGGCCGACCAGGACGCCGACCTGTACATCGCCCTGCGCGAGTGCGCGACCATGGCGGACCTGACCCGGTTGCAGCCCGACATCGCCCGACTGACGAACGGCCGCCGCAAGGCAGCCATCGCCGTGTTCGAGGAATGCAAGGCCAAGCTGGCGCCGCCGAAACCCGCCAAGTGAAGTGACGGCCATGCAGGAGTTCGGTTGCCCAACCGGGAAAATCATCTACCGCAGCCCGCAGGCGGCCTACCGCTGCCTGGCGGGCATCAAAACCGGGCGGAAAGCGCGCGGCGAGGGCGACATCTACCGCTGCCCGCAGTGCGGGCACTGGCACCTCACCGGCCACAACAGACGAGGCAAACCCGATGGCGTGGATCATCGAGAAAAAAACAAGCCCAGAAAGCTGCTGGGAAACGATTTACAACGATTACTCGGAAGCGAAGACGCGCCGCCAGTTCCTTAAATACCGGACGAACCTCAAGCCGGCCCAGGCGTTGCGCCTGAGCCACCGGGGCGAAGTCATCGACGAGACGGCCGCGCCACCGACCCGGCTCACGCCGCTCGGATTGACCCACTACGACAACGACGACTAGGAGCACCAACGCATGATCACCAACCGCGCCTTTCTGGCGCTCGCCGCCTGCGCCGAGATGGCGGAGTCGGGAAACCCCGTCACCGTGCGGACGCTCGCCGACAAAACGGGAATGTCCATGTCCTACATCGAGCAGATTTGCGGCACCCTGCGCGACGCCGGCATCATCGCCGGTGTCCGGGGACTGAACGGCGGGTATCGTCTGACGGATGCGCCCGACCGCATCACCGCCCTCCAGATCATCGGCGCGGCGAGCAGGCGGCACCGGACCCCCGCCGACGACTTGCCGCCGCACCCGGCCGTCGCCTTGCTCTCCAACCAGATTCAGACCGTCATGGCGGAGATCGGCCTGTCCGATCTAACCATCCCCACGCGAGCGGCCGCGCCATGACGGCCATCACCGTGACCCTGCGCCAGATTCTGGCAGCAAAGCCCTGCTACGACCCGCGCGACAAAGGACTGCTGCCGGCGGATCACGACCTCGACGCGCCGATCAGCTTCCGAGAGATCGCAAAGAAGGCCGGCCCGAACGACCTGATCTGGTGCTTCGCCTACGCCCTGCCCGGCCACGAAGCGCTGAAGCGGCACTTCGCGGTGGACTGCGCCGAGCGCGTCAAGCACCTGATGACCGACGCGCGCAGCCTGGACGCGCTCGCCGTCGCCCGCAGACACGCCATGGGCGAAGCCACCGACGCGGAACTGGCCGCCGCATTGGCCGCCGCCAGGGTCGCCGCCAGGGTCGCCGCATGGGACGCCGCAGGGGCCGCCGCCAGGGCCGCCGCCAGGGTCGCCGCATGGGACGCCGCAGGGGCCGCCGCCAGGGCCGCCGAACGCGCGTGGCAGGATAAGCGGATCATACAACTCACCGAGGCCGGCGAATGGGCGCCGGCGGGAGACGAATAATGAACCGCTGCTTTTTCGGGACGCAGCACCGCCCCTACTATGTCGTCGCCCCCGACTACCGGCACACCAGCGCCGGTATCCGGGTCATGCACCAGCTCTGCCACGGGCTGAACGAGATCGGCGCCAGCGCCCACATCACCGGATGCACCACCCTGAACGCCCGGCTGCGGACCCCGCCGCTCACCACGGCCGTCATCAACGGCCACGCCCACGCCGGACTCGACCCCATCGCCGTTTACCCGGAGATTATCGCCGGCAACCCGCTCAACTGCCGGCGGGTCGTGCGATACGTACTGAACACGCCCGGTCACCTCGGCGGCTCCGACACGTTCGATCCCGGCGAAATCCTCTACGCCTACGACCCCTATTTCGTGCCGGCCGGCATGAGGGCGAAGATACTGACGATCCCCTGCACCGACGACCGGATCATGCACAACCGCGACAACCCGGACGACGGCACCCGGAGCGGCGCATTTTTCTACGCCATGAAGTACCGCCATTTCGGTAACGAGATCGACGATGGCCTGCACTCCGGCGCCACCGACCTGAGCGACCGGGTGCGCTCCGTCGAAGAGATCGCCGCTATCTTGCGCAAAGCCGCCGTCCTGTACTGCTACGAGCCGAGCGGGATCACCATCGACGCCATTTTGTGCGGCTGCCCAGTGGTGTACGTCCTGACCGACTACATGCCGCAGCGCCCCGCCCAGATATTCTTCGGCGAGCACGGCGCCTGCACCGCACGGCCCGGCCAACCGCCCGACCCCGACAAGTTGCGGATCGCGCGCAACAGCCTGATCTATTGCCCCCACGAGTACCGCAGAAAAATCGCGCAACAGTGGATCGCGCTGGAGCACTTTTTCGACGACACCCAGAAATAGCTATATTTTTTTTAGCTATTAAGGTAAAATTTTACAAAGTTTGGCAGTAAAAGACACAGGAGAGCGAGATGTTTATCCCCAAGAAGCCCCGCCGCATGGCGACCCGAATCCCGGCGCTGCCGGTGCGAATCCTCCCCGAGTTCAGGACGCAGGACACCCGGCCGCCGAGCATCCCCGGATACCGGACGATCTGCTGGGCGTGCGGCATCATCGAGATAGCCTGGGTCGCGCTACTAGCGGTGGCCATTTGCAGGTTGGTTTGAGAGTTTTTTGCAGTGGATGGGAGCGGAATGCACCGGAACGGAGTGGAAAGGCTCGGAGCGAAATGGAACGGCGGTATCGGACCGGAAAGGAACGGACGGGATGGGAGGGGAGAGGAAAGGAACGGAAAGGCGGTAGCGGACGGGAATGGAGCGGCAAGGAGCGGAGAGGAAAGGACTGGAGCGAAACGGCGGTAACGAAACGGGTTTTTACGACGAAATGACAACACGACAAGAGGAAAGAGCGATGGCGACGAAAAAGAAAGCGAGCAACGAGAACAACGTAGATATAGTCGAGATATGCAGCAAGACAATGACCGTCTGCATCGTCGGCAAATCGCCGATGATCCAGAACAGCATGAGCGTGAAAGTGACTAGAGACCTGCTGATCCCGCCCCCCAAAAAGACGGCGGCGGACAAGGCCAGCAAGCTCAAGCACGTCCCTTTGGCCGAATACCGGATGTCGCTGCACCGCCCGTCTGGAGCGAGCTTCCCGACCGCCATCGGCGTGCCGTCAGCGGCGGTCAAGGGCGCCCTGTGCTGGGCCGCCATCGACATCCCCGGCGCCGTCAAGAGCCAGCTCGGCCGGAACGTGTTCGTGTTGGGCGACTACATCCCCCTGTGGGGCATCCCGAAGCTGTACATGGCGGTGGTCCGCTGCGCCGACATGAGCCGCACCCCGGATATTCGCACACGCGCCATCATCCCGGAGTGGGCCTGCATGTTCGATGTTGAGTACGTGACGCCGCTCCTGAAATTCGCGGCGGTCGCGAACCTGCTGGCGGCAGCGGGCATCACCCAAGGGCTGGGGGACTTCCGACCGCAAAAGGGCAAGGGCAATTTCGGCCAGTTCAGGATCGTCTCGCCGGACGACGCCGATTTCAGGCGGATCATGGAGACGGGCGGCAAAGAGGCTCAACAGGCGGCCATCGACGACCCCGAGATGTACGACTACAACACCGAGCAACTGATGGAGCACTTCGACGCCGAGGTCCATCGGCGCGGGTTCACCTTGCCGGCCTGAACAGACAAAACGCCCAGGGACGGGCAAAACGAGGGCGAATAAAATGCCGACGATGAATGTATACATAGACAAAGAAACTAAACAGCTTATCGAGCAGGTGAAAGAGATAGACCCAGCGATAAACTGGAGCGAAGTATTCCAGAGCGCGGTTAAAGAGACCGCAGCGAGAAGAAGGATGCAAAAGCTCGCCCTTTTGAAACTACGAGCGGACATGAAAAACCCGCTTGTATTTGTTCCTGCCGAAAAGAAAGCTTTTATCCCGCCTAGGCGGGTCGGGACAGGGTTCGAGACGAGCGGAGAACACTTCGACGCAGAAACGGCTTGAAACGGCGGTAGTGGACGGGAATGGAGAGGATAGGACGGGAGAGGAATGGAGAGGCCAGGAACGGCGGTAGCGGCTAGGACAGGAGTGGACTGGACAGGGCTGGAACGGAAAGGAACGGAGCGGCGGTAATGGAGTGGAGAGGAGCGGAGTGGACGGGACGGGAAAGGATCGGATGGGAACGAAACGGCGGTAGAGGAGGGGATGGGAGCGGAGTTGACCGGCGAGGACAGGAGTGGAGCGGAATGAAACGGCGGTAGGGGAGAGGCGCGGATTGGAACGGAGAGGACTGGACGGGAGAGGACCGGCGGTAGCGGCACAAATCAACCAACCGAGAGGAAGAACATGAGCGACATCACAGAAGGCGTCAGGCAAGTCATCGAGAGCATCATGCGGGCGAAGGGCGGTTGCACGACCGAAGACCTTCTTGACGCGGCCCGCGACCCCGACTCGCCGGCGCACGCCGGTTTCGAGTGGGACGACGCGAAGGCCGGCGAGGAATACCGGAAGGATCAGGCGCGGCGCCACTTGAGGATCGCGTTCGTGTCGGTAAACAACAAGCCGCCCGAGAGAACCGTGTTCTGCCCGTCACCGCGCGACGAGAAGACGGACACGCCAGGAGCGAGGCCCGGCATTTACCGGCCGCTTTCCATGATGATCCAGCGCCCCGACGAATGGGCGCGCACCGTGGCGGCCAGCGTCCAGCGCGTCGAGAGCGCGCAGCGGGCATTGCAGGAGCTTTGCGACTACAGCATCACCCACAACGACGCGGCCGAGCACCACCCCGCCATCAAGCGGGCGAGCGGATTTTTGTTCAGCGCCTACGAGTTGCTAGACAAGCTGCGTCGGCCCGGCGAGCGGCACCCGGCCCGCGCGTGAAACGGCGGTAGCGGAGAGCGGTATCGGCAACCCAACGCCCGCGCGAGCGGGCATTTACCGGAGAAAGCGGATGATAGTAAACACCCCAGAAACGAACGCGGCCATCCGGCAGCAGATAGAAGTGTTCCGCAAAATCCTCAAGGAAGATTTCGACATCAGCGACCAGGAGTTCTCACTTCACCTCTTGGGGAACGCGGCTTTCGACTTGGGACACACCGGCTACTCGCGCTTGGAGTGCGTCAACGCTTTTCACGCCTGCTACCGGCACGGCCAGGAGAGCGCGAACCAAGAGAAGCGGAGCGACCCGTGATCTACAGCAACGCGGAAACCGCGAAAATCCTGAAAAAAATAGACAACGACGACCCGCTCCTGACCGAGTGGGAGCGCGACCTGCTGGCGAACTGCCGGGTGAAAGCGCCCAAAGACCTGACCCCAAAACAGAAGGATGCCCTGGGGAAACTGTGGGACAGCCTGCCCGGACGGCGCAAACCGCGAGAGTGGGAGAATTTGTGATGGATTGCTACTGCGACGAAGGCGAACTGCCAGCCGTGTCCACCACGTTGTGGCGCAAAGCGCGCAAAGCGCACCGCTGCTGCGAGTGCAAAGACCTCATCCGGCCAGGGGAGCGATACGAGCACACCACCGGCCTGTGGGATGGAAGATGGGAAACGTACAGGACGTGCGAGGATTGCGTGGATACCAGAAACGAAGTACACGAACTCGCCGATTTTTGGCCGGCGTTCGGGAGCGCGGCCTGCTGTCTGGTCCAGGCATTGCGGGAGATCGGACAGTGACCGTCACCATCGCCCAACCCATCAAAGCGGCCAGCGTGGTGGAGCCGAAACCGGACCCGACACCGCCAGTCGAGCGCCCGGAGAAGCTGAGCGGCGCCACCTACAAAGTCAAGACGCCGCTGTCCGATCACGCCCTGTACATCACCATCAACGACCACGACGGCCACCCGTTCGAGATTTTCATCAACAGCAAGGCGATGGAGCATTTTCAGTGGATCGTCGCCCTGACCCGCATCATCTCCATGGTGTTCCGCCAGCGCGGCGACCTCGCGACGCTCTGCGAGGAAATGCGCTCGGTGTTCGACCCCAAGGGCGGGTACTTCAAGAAGGGCGGGAAGTTCATGCCCTCGCTGGTGGCGGAAATCGGCGACGTGATTGAGCGGCACTGCATCGGCCTCGGCCTGATAGAGCGCGACGACAGCCGAGCCGTGGCCGCCCGCGCCATGGTCGCGGAGAAGGCCGAGAAGGCGAGCGAGCCGGCAGACGACAATCCCAAGGGCGCGACTTGCCCGGAGTGCAACGGCAAGATCGCGATCATGGACGGCTGCGCGACGTGTCTGGACTGCGGCGCGTCCAAGTGTAACTGATTTTTTACATACGAGAAACGTCATGAGCAAAGCTCTATTGATCGAGCACGGGGTTCTTATAGGCCAATTCCGCATCGGCGACCGCGTTCGCAAAAAGAGCGGCGCCGAGTGGTCCGGCCGAGTGGTCGGGTTTTACAGCACGCGATTGACCCCGGAAGGCTACTGCGTGGAATCTGAACACCATCCGGGAAGCGTGCAGATTTACCCTGTCGGCGCGCTTGAGCTAATACGTTGAACTACGTGGTCAAAATTGAGAAATCTGATGAATGAAGAAGAAACATTCAGAGCGATGAAAGACATTAAGGCAGCGCGAAGATCGGCATTTGGAATCCAGTGCCCGGAATGCAAAAGGCTAAGACCAAAAACGAACGCATCGGTCTTGCTGCCTCAGCAGCGATGCCGGGTTGACGGATACAAAGACAGCCGCCCATATCTGACGGACGAGGAAGAAGCGGCCGGCCTCGCGCCGTATGGGATAAAAGTATGCGACACCTGATGTCGTGAGTCCACCATCGCGCCCATGAGCGCACCCCGAATTTTTCTGCTGCTGAAAGCCCAGCCCATCCCCGCCGGCGCGAGGTGGATTACGGTCCACCCGAACGGCGACAGCGCCCCCGGCCAGCCCGTCCTGGTGCAGCCCCACCCGACCCACAAGGGCGTGTGGAGCGTCATCGGCGGCGCGGGCGGCAAGCTCAACTATTTGAAGCTGCGCGGCATCAAGCCCGAGGGCAGCTACAAAGAGGGTCTGGCCGACAAGGACAAGGCCCGCAAGGCGCTCGCCAAGCAGCAGGCCGCCCGCGACAAGGAACTCGGCATAGCCAAGCCCAAGGCCGCCAAGAAATCAGAGATCACGGCCCAGCGCCAGCAGCACCAGCGGGAGTTCATCCAGAAGGTCGCCGAGGCGGCCGGATGGAAACCAGAGCAGACCGAGTTCAAGGCCGAGGATCACGCCCACCTGTCACCCGCCGCCTATCAGGCCGCCCAGAAGCAGCACCACGCCGCGACGCTCAAGAAGGCCAAAGAATTCGTCGAGCAGCGGCGCCAAGAGCTTCTGGCCGACGCCGACCAGCGCGCACAGGCGCTCGGTTCTGTGCCGCTGACCGCCCCGAAAGACCGCCCCGAAACCCTGACGGTCCAAGACCTGGACCCGGTGAAAGCGCCGGACGCCGGGCTTGGATTGAGCCACGACTACGGCGGGCGCGCGGCCGAGGAAGCGGGC